GATGACCCGTTCGGGCTTGAGCAGATCATGTGGGACAACCGATTCCGGGTCGAGTTCCCGGCGGCGGAGGTGTCGTCGGCAGTGCACGGGTGCTCGTTCCTGTCTGTCTCGCACGGTGACGTCCAGTCCGGCGAGGCTGACGTTCTTGTGCTGGCCAGATCGGCTGAGTCGTCGGCCGCGATCTGGGACCGTCGCCGGCGGACGCTCGCAGGATTCCTGTCGATCGTCGCGCTGGATGAGTCGAAGAACCCGTCCGAGATCATCATGTACACACCCGACAAGGTCATCACTCTGACGAAGACGGGCACACGATGGATCGTCGATGTGCGGCGAAATCCGCTGCGCCGGGTGTCTGTGGCGCCGTTGGTGCACAAGTTCGAGCTCGGCCGTCCGCTGGGCCATTCGCGGATCACCCGCGCGAGCATGTACTTCACGGATGCCGCGCTGCGCACGATTGTCCGAGGCGAGGTCTCGTCCGAGTTCTATAGCGCTGTCGAGTACTGGCTCTTCGGTGCCGACGTCTCCGACTTCGTCGGGGACGACAGGTGGACGGCGGTCATGGGCCGGATCAAGGCGATGGACACCGACTCGAACGAATCGGCGGACAAGCCAGATCTGCACAGGTTCAACGGGGCGTCCCCGGAGCCGCACATCTCGCAGATGCGGATGTGGGCGAACCTGTTCGCGGACGACCAGGACCTCGACGTGAAGTTTGCGGACACGTCGAACCCATCGAGCGCTGATGCGATCTTCGCGGCTAAGGAGACGCTGATCACTACGACCCGGGATGCGAACGAACTCTGGGGTCATGGCGCTGTCGAGTCGGCGCAGATGGCTGTGATGCTTCGTGACGGTCTTGACGTCGTTCCTGGGGAGATGCGTGCTCTCCGTGCACAGTTCACGGACCCGGCGATCGTGTCTCCCACGGCTCGTGCGGATGCCTACTCGAAGCTGTCGGCCGCTGACGCGGACTTCGCGACATCGCGCGTGGGCCGCCAGTACGCCGGGCTGTCGTTGGAGCAGATCACACAATTGGAAGCCGAGCAGAAGCGGAAGAGCGCATCGGATCGGATCGCACAGTTGGTGGAGGCGGCTCGCGGCGCACGACAGGCTGTAGCCAGCCAGCCAGCCAGCCAGCCAGCCAGCCAGCCAGTGATCTAGAGGCGGCGCAGGTCGTGAAGGCGCAAGCCGACGCGCTCGGCGTGCTCAGGCGTGCCGGCGTTGAGGCGGACGACGCCGCTGCTCGGTCCGGGCTCGATGGGGTGAAATTCATCCCAGGCCAGCCGATCACGATCAAGTCTGAGGAGTGACATGGCGACGTCTGCGCAGATCGAGGAGTTTCGTACTGCGCAGGCGTCGTTGGTCTCCCTCGGGCAGGCGCAGTTGCGTGACGTGCTGTCAGCGTTCGGCGAGTCCTCTGATCCGGCTGCGGTCCGTGACGTGCTCTTGCGGTACTTCCCGGACTTCATGACGGCGTTCGGCGATACGGCGGCGGTGCTCGGAGCGGACTTCTACGATCTGGTGCGTGACCTGCCGCCGTCGGCGGGCACTGCGCGGTCCGTGTTCGCGCAACCCGCGAAGACGAAGCAGTCCGAGGGTGTCGTGCGGTGGGCCGTCGGCGGGCTGTTCGCCACCGACGCGGACTGGGCTGCATTCGAGTCGCTGCTGCTGGGCGCCGCTCAACGGCTGATACTGCAGCCGTCTCGCGAGACCATCGACCTGCTCGCTCAGGAAGACGCCAGATCAGGGCGGGTCGCGGCGGTCAGCTGGTCCCGCCACGTGCACCCGGAGCGGGCGCGGTCGCACAAGTCGTGCGACTTCTGCATCATGCTCGCCGGACGCGGGCCGGTCTACAGATCGCAGGAAGCAGCAGGGTCCGTCATCGGTCGAGGGTCTGACCGCACCGGACTCGACGAAACGGGACACCGCATAGCCGGTGGGGTTGGTGGCGGCGTTCGCGCACGGGGCGGGCAGGAGCTCGCAGCGTCGTTCCACGACGACTGCAACTGCACGACGGTCCCGACGTTCTACGAGATCCAGGACCGCCCAGGAACTCGCTACCCGCAGGTGCTCGTCCCGGTCGCCTGACCCAAATTCTCACCCGACGCCGCGACGGCGCTCGGGCTCGCGCGGCGCGACTGCCGCTAAACCGATGGAGGACGCATGACCACCGAAACCGCGCCGGCCACACCGGCACCTGCCGCACCGGAAGCACCGGCCCAGGGCGCGACGCCCGACGAGCCGCTCGGAACTCCCGGACTCGCAGCCCTGAAGTCAGAGCGTGAGGCGAAGACCGCCGCTGAGAAGCGTGCAGCTGCCGCCGAGGCCCGGGTGAAGGAATTCGAGGACCGCGAGAAGACCGAGGCGCAGAAGCAGCAGGAGGCGCTGGCAAAGGCGCAGCAGGAGCTCGCCGAGCTCACAGTCGCCAAGACCCGCGCTGAGGTGGCCGCGGCGAAGGGTGTTCCCGTCGAGCTGCTCTCGGGCGGTACGGCGGAGGAGATCCAGGCATTCGCGGAGCGTCTCATCGCATGGCGGGGCGAGCAGCCCCAGGAGCAGCAGCGATTCATCGTTCCTGCCGAGGGCAGCCAGCCCAACATTCCTCTCAACGGCGACGGTCTTGAGGCCGCGCTGAAGACAGCTCTTGGCATCCAGTGATGCCCCAACTCAAGGAGTGAAACATGGCGATCACCGCCGCAACCAAGCTGAGTGACTTCAGTGGGTTCCTGACCCGCGAGCAGTCGCAGCCCATCTTCGAGCGTGCCGCGCGCAGCTCGACCGTCCAGTCGCTGGCACCCGAGGTTCCCCTCGGTGGCAACGGCAAGTCCATCCCCGTCGTCACCGGTCGCCTCACGGCGAACTGGGTGGCTGAGGGTGCTCAGAAGCCCGCGTCGAAGGGCGCTCTGGCGCTGAAGAACATGGATCCGAAGAAGATCGCGACGATCGCGGTCGTCTCGGCTGAGGTTGTCCGGGCGAACCCCGGCAACTACATGAGCCTGATCCGCAACCAGGTCGGCGACGCGTTCGCGGAGGCATTCGACGCTGCGGCGCTGCACGGCACTAACACGCCGTTCTCGACGTACATCGCGCAGACGACCAAGAGCGTCGAGCTCGGTACGACTACGCAGGCGAACGGTGGCATCTTCGGCGACATCAACGCCGGCCTCGCGCTGCTCGTCAACGACGGAAAGCGCCTCACCGGGTTCGCGCTCGATGACCGCTTCGAGCCGAAGCTGAACGGCGCAGTCGACACGGCAGGCCGCCCGATCTTCATCGACAGCCCGCTCGTGGAGAACGCCGGTCCGATCCGCCAGGGACGCCTCCTCGGGCGCAACGCGTTCATCGGTGAGGGCGTTTACGACGCCACCACGAAGACGTACGGGTTCGGCGGTGACTGGTCGCAGGCGGCCTGGGGTGTCGTTGGAGGCATCTCCTACAAGGTCTCCACCGAGGCGACGGTGACGATCAACGGCGAGCTCGTCTCGCTGTTCGAGAACAACCTCGTCGCCGTCCTTGCCGAGGCCGAGTACGGCTTCCTGGTCAACGACACGGCTGCATACGTCGAGTACGTCGACGCCGCCTGAATGGGGTGATCTGCGATGGCTGAAAAGAAGCAGGTCCGGCTGACCAGCACGGGCGGCACCGTCGTCCGTGTCTCGGAAGACGAGGCGAAGATGCTCGGCGGCGAATGGAAGGCGGAGAAGGCTTCGGCCAAGACCGCAACCAAGTCCGCGGAGAAGGCTTCGGCCAAGACCGAGTGACCCGGGAGGGCGGCGGCTACGGTCGCCGTCCTTCCTCACCCTGACCCATCCACACGAGGAGGCATCATGGCGAGCTGGACCGGACCCACCGATGTGACCGGCGCGTGGATCGGTGAGGGTGCACCCACCGACACCGGGAAGATACAGAAGTGGATCGACAAGGCCGAGCGTGAGATCCGGTTCCGGGTGCCCGACATCCAGACACGGATCGACGCCGAAGCCGCCGAGACCTCCGCGCGCACGGACCTGCTCGAGCTGGCGAAGGACGTCACCGTGGCGATGGTGATGCGCGTGTTCCGAAACCCGGAGGGCATCCGTCAGGCGAACACGACCACCGGCCCGTTCACGGACTCCGTCACCTATGGCGGAGACGTGCCCGGTGGGCTGGGGCTGACGGACGATGAGCTTGCGAAGCTGCAGGGCGCCCGTGGCGGCGCGTTCAGCATCGACCTGATCCCGTCGACGTCACCGTTCTACGTGGGGCCGTCGTGAGGCAGGTCAGCGAGGACGTGATCTGGATGCCGTTCGTGGCCGGGGCTGTGGACGCGCACGGGAACCCGATCGAGTCCTGGGGTGACCCGGTCACGAAGGGCATCTACGCGCTCGACCCGGGGTCAACATCCGAACCTCGCGAGGGGCAAGACCGGGTCATCGTCGAACCCGCCGTGTACATGCCGACCGATGTCGTCTTCGGCTCCCGTGATCTCGTGATCGCGCGAGGGAATGCCTACACGGTCGAGGGAGTCACGCGGGAGTGGCGGCATCCGCGTCTCGGACGCATCGGGAACGTCGCGACGCTCCGAAGGGTGGAGGGCTGAATCATGACGGACGTGCGAGTGCAGCTGAAGCTGCGTGGCATCAACCATGTGATGACCTCCCCCGGAGCCGTGGCGGCCGTCGTGGCTGCCGCCAACAGCATCCAGCGGGAGGCGGGCCCGGAGTTCGAAGTGAACGTGGTCCCGCACAGATACACAGCACGCGCGTTCGTGCGCGCGAAGTCCGCGAAAGGCCGACGGCAGGAAGCGCGCGACAAGGTGTTGACGAAGGCGGTCGGTCATGCCGGACGTTGAGTTCGCAGACGCGGAGGCGATGGTCGGCGCGTTCCTGAGATCGCGTCTCGGTGTGCCCGTCTCGACCAAGGTCCCGAATCCGCGTCCGGCACGTTTCGCGCGAGCGTGGCGCACCGGAGGTGGCACCGACAACCGGGCTGTGGAGACGGTGCAGATCACGGTTACCTGCTTCGCAGCCGATTCCGTCACCGCCTCGAACGACGCCGCGAAAGCGAAGCACCTGCTGCTGAACGAGTACACAGCGATGCCGCTCGTGCGCGGCGTGACCATCCAGGCCGGACCGTACTTCGACCCGGACCCCGATACCAACGGTGACCGATACACCGTCACCGCCGTGATGCGCGTGCGCGCGCGTCGAGACCAGGCTGCGGCACCCGCCGCGACCACCGCTGCCGGCTGATGTCGGCGAAACCGAAGGAGAACGCTCATGGGCGTGAATGCTGAACTGGCGCGGATCTTCGGGTCCGACATCGACGCCATCCACCTGGCACCTCTCGGCACGACCCTGCCGACGGACATCGACGGGGTGCTCGACCCCGCGTTCGAGGACGTCGGATGGCTGTCCGACGACGGCGTGACCGAGTCGCTGACCGGCTCCGTCGAGAAGAAGCGCGGCCACCAGGGCAACGGTGTCGTCCGCACCCGCATCTCGGAGCCCGGCACCACCGTCACCTTCTCCGCGCTCGAGTCGAAGGCGCAGACGATGGGACTGCGGTACGTCGAGAAGACCTCGACGGTGACCGCCGGCGTCCGGAAGACGACCCGCGGCCCCGGGCAGCGGATCACGGCCCGCGCCGCGGTGCTGGACTTCTACGACGCGGACGAGACGACCGTGAAGGAGCGGTACATCATCCCGCGCCTCGAGATCGCGCCGAACGGCGACCGGGTGCTGAACAACGCGGACATCGCGACGCTCCCGTTCATCGGGGAGATCATCGGCGAGTACACCCACCTCGCGACCGACCTGGAAGAGACGGGGGCCTGAGCATGGCTGATGCGAACGAGGTCGAATCGACCAGCGTCCCGAAGGGCGCGAAGCAGCCGCAGGACCGCAAGCCGAAGGACGACAAGCCCAAGGTGGACCAGGTCGAGATCGACACCCCCACAGGTGAAGTCGACGACGAGGGGAAGCCGAAGACCCGCAAGGTGAAGGCATCCCGCGTCGCGATCCGCGGCATCGTCGTGACCGTCCCGCACGAGGCACTCGACGACTTCGAGGTGCTCGACGACATTCGCGCGGCGCAGGACAGCGACGACGCTTCACGTATGCCGGCGCTGCTGCGTCGCCTCGTGGGTGACGTCGACTACAAGCGGGTGCTGAACGCGCTGCGCGGCGCCAACGGTCGCGTGAGCATCGCAGATGGCGGGCAGTTTGTCATGGATCTGTTCGAGGCACTCGGGCAAGGCCAGGGAAACTCCTGACGCTCGCGGGCACCCTCAACGCTCACGAGGGTGCCCTGCGAGCGTCGCTGCAGTCTGAGTACGGCATTCGGCTTCTCATCGACGCGGGCGGTCGCACAGAGCCGCCACGGTCACCGCGTGAGCTGGCCGCCTTGGTAGAGCATCTGCCGACAGGGTGTGCGCTGGGCCGCGAGATGGGCGGAGACCCCGCCGTGACGAATGAAGCTCGAATGCTCCGAGCAGTGGAGCACACACTGCGCATGATCTTCTGGTCGGAGAACGGTCAGAAGGGCAAGCAGCCTGAGCCGATTCCGCTTCCGCGTGCCGCCGGTGAGGTTGCAGCAGAAGTTGCAGCCGAGTCCGCGAAGGCACTCGCTTGGCAGCGACGTCAGGAACGGAACAGCTAGAGGGCGGCTACTGCATCGCGGATCGCATCGCGCAGAGCCTCGAACTGCGGCTGTTGCTTCTTGGTGAAGATCACGGCATTCTCATCGTTCGCAGCGTCCATGGTGCGGCCGCCCTTGAGCGCCTTCGTCGTGGAGATCTCGCCGGGAACGGCCAGCTGGATGAAGCCGTTGGTGAGAGCGCCAGATGGCTTCATCTGGACACCAGCGATCTGCCGGATGGGGATCATCTTCTCGCCTCGACCGTGGCCGGCACGCCCAAAGAACCCTTCCCGACGGATGGTGACGGTCTTCCCGTCGAAATGGATCTGCCCGTTGCGGCCCGCGGCCTCGATGATGCTCATGGTGTCCATGGTGGCCGCGAGCAGACAGCTACGCAATCGCTTGGAGGTGTCTCGTGGCAACCAGCGCCGAGATCGCGAACGCATATGTGAGCATCACGACCCGGATGCCTGGCGTGAAGAACGACATCACGAAGACGCTCGGCGGGGCCGATGTGAGCGCAGCGCTGAAGGGGTCAGGGAAGTCCATGGGGCAGCGCCTCGTGGACGGGTTCGCGCCGATAGCGAAGGTGGGGCTGGCGGCTGTCGGAGCCGTGGCAGCCGCGGGACTCGGCGCGGCCCTTGTCAAGGGCTTCAAGCGCCTTGACGCGATCGACACGGCGTCTGCGAAGCTGCGCGGTCTCGGTCACGACGCCGCGACGGTGGACACGATCATGGCCAACGCGCTCGCGTCGGTTAAGGGGACTGCGTTCGGTCTGGGCGACGCGGCTACAGTCGCGGCTCAGGCTGTCGCGGCGGGAGTGAAGCCTGGCAAGGATCTTGAGGGGGTCCTGTCGACAGTTGCGAACGCGGCCGCAGCGGCTGGCACCGACCTCGGCGAGATGGGTTCCATCTTCTCGAAGGCGATGACTCAGGCGAATGGTGTCCAGAACGATGTCATCGGGCAGCTCGCGGACCGGGGAATCCCGATCTATCAGGAGCTTGGGAAGGTGCTTGGCGTCACCTCGGACAAGGTGTTCAAGATGGCTTCGGAGGGGAAGATCAACTTCGACCAGTTCGCGGCCGCGGCGACCGCGGCTAGCGGGACGGTCGCATCCGAAATGGGCGGCACATGGTCCGGCCTCGTAGACAACATGATGGCGTCGCTCGGCCGAATTGGTGAGGGCATTCTGCGCGGCCTGTTCCCGGAGATGAAGAACGGCGTTGCAGATCTGACGACCGTGTTCTCTGGGTTCGAGGCGAAGTCGAAGGAAGTCGGAGCGGCCATCGGGACCTTCTTCACTTGGATCAAGGAGAACAAGGATCTCGTTGGCATCCTCGCGTCTTCGATCGGGACGCTCGTGGCCGTAGTGACAGCTGTGTACACGGGCGTGAAGATCTGGACAGCGGTACAGGCGATTCTGAACGTCACACTGATGGCGAACCCGCTCGGCGCGATCATCATGGGAATCTCTCTGCTCGTCGGTGCGATCGTGTGGATCGCGACGCAGACGACATGGTTCCAGGACATCTGGCGCGAGTTCACCCGGTTCTTGGGCGAGGCGTGGGCGAACATCTCGGGTTTCTTTGTCGCCGCGTACGAGAACGTGATTCGGCCGACGTTCGAGGGGATCGGTGCCGCTGCCACGTGGCTGTACGAGACGATCCTGAAGCCCGTCTTCGACGGGATCTCCGCGGTCGTCGGGTTCGTCGCCGGTGTGATCAAGTTCAACTTCGACCTGGTGGTGAACTACTTCCGGTTCTGGGGTGCCGTCGCCGGATGGTTGTGGAAGAACGCGATCGGCCCAGCGCTGGACGCGATCGGTGCCGCGTTCGGCTGGCTGTGGTCCACGATCATCAAGCCGGTGATCGATGCGATCGGGATCGCGCTGCAGGTCATGTACGCGGTGTTCGTCAAGCCGGTCCTCGACGCGATCGGGATCGGACTGAAGGTCCTCGGAGACGTGTTCACGTGGCTGAACGTGAACGTGGTGCAGCCCGTGTGGACCGCGATCTCCGACGCGATGAAGGCCGCGTGGAACTGGATCGACACGAACGTGTTCACTCCCTTCAAGAAGGGAATCGATCTGATCGCGAAGGGTTTCGAGATCGCGAAGTCGTCGATCGAGAAGACCTGGGACGGGATCAAGAAGGCCGCCGCGGTGCCGATCAACTTCGTGCTCGACACGGTGTGGAACAACGGTCTGCGGTCGTTCTGGAATGACCTGGTGACGGAGCTCGGGCTGAAGGACATGAAGCTCGCGAAGGCACCGCTGGTGAAGTTCGCCAGCGGTGGCGTGCTGCCTGGCTATACGCCGGGCCGGGACGTGCACCAGTTCTTCTCGCCGACCGGCGGGCGCCTGGCGCTGTCCGGCGGTGAGGCGATCATGCGCCCCGAGTTCACTCGCGCCGTCGGTGGACCTGCAGGTGTCGACATGCTCAACCGCATGGCCCGCACTGGGCAGGCGTTCAAGAACGGCGGCGTGTTCGGGGAGCTCGGGAACTTCGCCGGCGACGTGTGGGACAACATCGTGTCCGCGGCCTCCACGGTCGGTGACTTCCTCACTGACCCCGTGAAGGCGATCCAGAAGCACATCGTCGACGGGATCATCCGGCCGCTGATGGGTGGCGGCGGGAACATCTTCATGAAGACGGTCGGTCAGATGCCGATCAACCTCGTGAAGAACCTGGCGAAGGTGTTCGAAGGCGGCCCGGGCAAGGGGGTGCCGGGCATGGGCTGGCAGGCGATGTGGAACATCGTGCACAACGCGCTCCCGGGTGCCCGGCTGACGTCGGGGTTCCGCAGCGCCGCGCAGAATGCGGCCGCGAACGGCGCGAAGGGGTCGTACCACATGCGGGGCCGGGCGATCGATGTCGTCCCGGCGTCGATGGCGACGTTCAACGCGATCCGTTCCCTGTTCCCGAACGCGTCGGAGCTGATCTACACGCCGGCGGGTGCCGCGCAGTTGCTGAACGGGAAGCCGTTCTCGGGCTGGTCGCCGAAGGTGAAGGCGCAGCACTACAGCCATGTCCATCTCGCGATGGCGAACGGCGGTGTGGTGCCGAAGCTGTACGACCAGGGTGGGTGGCTGCCGCACGGCGGCATGGCCGTGAACCAGTCCGGGAAGCCGGAAGCGGTCCTGACTCCTGAGGAGTCGCAGGCGTTGCGGGCTGGAGTCGCCGGAGGTGTGACCATCAACGGGGACATCTACACGCGTGACGAAGCCGAGCTCATTGAACGGTTGCGTCGAGAGCAGAGGGCCGCGCTGTACCGTTCGGGCGCTCTCGTGAAGGTGGGGTGACGTATGCCTCTCGTGCTTGCGTCCCCGCCAACAGTTGCGCCCGTGGGGTCGGAACTCTCGGCTCTCGGATACCGGTGGATCGGGCATGACGGGTCCGTGTGGGATCTGAACGACCCTGAGTCGGGGCTCTTCCTCGACAACAGCGGCGTCACCGGCCTGCACTTCCCGAAGGTGGACAAGTTCCGTTCGACGTCGCGCGCCGTCCCCGGCTTTCGGAGCCGGGGGTGGCGCGCGGCGTCCCGGGACGTCTTCTGGCCTGTGTGCATCTGGGCTGATGGTTCCGAGACCTGGCGCTCGCTGTACTCCCGGTTCTTCGCCACCATCCACCCCTCGAAAGCCGGCGTGTGGGAGGTGACCGCTGGCACGCAGACGCGGCGCCTGCGGCTGACTGGGCGCTTTGAGGAGCAGCACCAGTTCGCCCTCGACCCGTACATGGAAGGGTGGGCGATCATCCCGGTGCAGATGGAACCGGAGCAGCCGTTCTGGGAGGGGAAGACGATCCGTCGCGGTCCGTTCTCCGCACCCACCGGCGTCGACTTCATCCCGCCGACGCTGGCGCCGTCGTTCCACATCAGCCCGGCGGCGACGTTCGCCTCGGCCACGATCCCGAACTTCGGGGACGTGGACGCCTATCTCGTGTGGACGGTCGAGGGGCCGTTGACGGACGTGGTGCTCGGCGTCGGCGGGGTGACCGCGACGGTGCCGTTCAGCCTCGCCGCCGGCCAGGTGCTCCGCATCGACACCGACCCGCGGAACGTTTCGGCGCTGCTGGACGGGGTGGACGCGACCGAGCCGCTGGGTCTGCTCGAGTTCGCGCCGGTCCCGTCCGGGGGCTCAGCCCCGCTGACCGTGTCCGCGTCCGGCGCGGGCGGGATCTCCGCGGAGCTGACCCCGCTGTACTTCCGCGCCATGTGAGAGGTGGTCCTGGTGGATGACGAGATCCGGTTCGTGGTCTACGACAAGGCCGGCACCTTCCGGCGCACGGTGGTCCCGCGCCTGTCGACGGCGGAGATCCCGGCGAACAGCACGCCGTGGGCGGAGCTCACCCTCGACGATGACCACGATGCACTGCCCGCGCTGACTGCGGACGGCGCCCGATGCGCGTACTGGTTCCGTGGGATCGAGTGGTTCCGCGGCCGCGTGTCCGCGACCCCCGGGAACGGCCCGGTCGGGTCGGTGACGGCACGGGTGGAGGGCGACTTCCGGAAGCTCACGGAGTGGCAGGGCTGGCCGAAGCCGACCGCGGCGATCACCGCGCAGGACGTCGACTATGCCCGGTACACGGGCAGTTCCGAGGACGTGTTCAAGGCGGCGCTGGCGGCGAACTTCTCTCGCCTGGGCGTGCCGTGGACGGTCGCCGCGTCACTGGGGCGGGGGAGTGCGGCGAGGGCGGAGTTCCGGTTCCACCCGCTCGCGGAGAAGACGATCCCCGCCCTGGACGCGGACGACCTGATCGTGACGATCGGGTACGCGCCCGACCCTGTCGTCGACGTGCGCGCATCCGCTCTTGTCCCGGGTCTGCTGTCGGACCTGACCGGGGCGCTCGAGGACTACGACTGGACCCGAAACGCCCCATCCGCGACCCGTGTGGTCGTCGGCGGTGCCGGTGAGGGTGCGGCCCGTGAGCTGTACCAGCAGATCGACACGGCACGCGAGGCCGACTGGGGCGACATCATCGAGACGTTCAAGGACTCGCGCATGGCGGACGCCGGCGCGGACTTCTCGATCGACGCAGCCGAAGCCCTCGCCGAGGGTGCGCCGACGGTGGGCGTGTCGATGCAGCTGCAGGAGTCGGTGAAGTTCCGGCTCGGGACGACGTTCCTGCCCGGCGACCGGGTGCGGGTGAAGGTCGGCCCGCTGGATCTGATCGAACGGATCACCCTCGCACGGGTGGAGGACTCGCCCGATCAGGGCGTGGTCGTGACCCCGCATCTGGGGTCGATCGAGGATTCCCCCGACGCCCAGTTGGGCGCGCAGGTCGCAGGCCTTGCACGGGGGCTGAGAGACGCTGGGAGGCGCTGATGATCACTTCGACAGGGTTCGAGGGGACGGTCGACTACGCGGAATGGTCGCAGCTGACCTCGCACATGGGCGCCCAGTACGGCGTCATCGGAAAGGATTCCTTCGCCGTCGCGCCCGGAACGGGTGACCGTGTCCTGTCGGTGCAGCCAGGAACCGCGGCAGGGCAGGGCATCCTCGACGAGTCCGACGCTGTCGAGTCGCTGGTGGGTGCGCCGGTCGCATCGGGGAACCGGTGGGATCTGGTCGCGCTGCGCCGGCAGTGGGGCGCGAAGGCGTCCACGCTGGTGCTGATTCAGGGCGGGTCGGCGGCATCCATCCCGGCGCGGTCCACGACCCCGGGTGTGGAGGATGACCAGCCGCTCGCGCTGGTGCGGTTCTCCGCCGGGCAGACGGCCGCGCAGGAGGTCATCGACCTGCGGGTGTGGCACGGCGACGGCGGGCTCGCGGCACGCCATGCACTGGTGCGGGACTACCTCACCCGGATCGGCACCCGCATCTGGATCAACGGGGTCACGTGGGTGATCGGGTTCGACGCATCCGGGAACCAGACATGGGTGCCCGACTCGGTGTACGTGGGGTCCACCCAGCCGCCGTACGCGGACAACCTCGTCTGGGTGAAGAAGCCGTAGGAGGTGGTGCCCTGTGGCGACGAACCGGATCACCTCGAACCAGGGGCCATCCCCGTACGCGTCGTTCTACCTCGACTGCGACGTCATCCAGACGGATACCGCGGGCATGCGGTGGCTGCTGCGCGCGTACCTGCGCATGTCGAAGGGATCGAGCTCGTCCTACGGCGGCTCCGGATTCCAGTCGGTGCAGGGAGCGCCCGGCGAGATCGCCCGCTACCCACGCTCACCATTCCTGCCGTCGGGCATCACGAGCTGGACGCAGGGGCCGTACGACTGGTGGGTGCCTGCGAACGGGAGCGGCTTCTGGTCGGGCACGTCGACGACGTATCCGCTCGGGATGCAGCTGTCCTACGGCAACGTGCAGACGACGGCATACGGGTCGATCCAGCTTTCGCAGATCGCGACGACCCCGCCGGCACCGAAGCCGCTGGGCGTGACGAACGTCACGCAGACCTCGGCGCGGTACTCGTTCAGCTCGCAGGGCCTCGGCGGCGGGACGTTCCTGCGGTGGGAAGCGCAGTGGTCGACGTCGCCGACGTTCGCGACCGGGAACAGTCCGATCGTGACGTCGTCGGGGACGACCGACTTCACAGACCTTCCCCCTGGGACGAAGGTCTACTTCCGCTCCCGTGGGGTGAACAGCCTCGGCGTGGGGGCGTGGTCTCAGATCATCTCCGCGACGACCCTCCCGTCCGGCGCCCGTGTGGGTGTTGGCGGGGCATTCCCGATCGCTTCGACAGCGGTCGGCGTGGCCGGCGGTTTCGTCCCGGCTCAGATCCTCATCGGCAAGGGCGGCGTCTTCGTCACGCCCGCATAGGCAGGAGCGCTCTCCATGGCTTTCCAGGACTACTTCGGAACCCCGATCGCGTACGACCCGACTCAGGACCGCCTGGTCGCGGATGCCGCGTTCACGGTCCACGCGACCGATGACACGAGTCTGTCCACGCCGCTGACGGTGCTGGAACCGGGGTCAGGTGCGACGATTCCGGAACTGCGGTCTTCGAGCATCGGCGTCCTGCCGGACTTCCGCGTCGATGGCAACCCGCCGCAGGTGCTGATCAAGTCGGGTCCGTTCGTGACCAAGCTGACGTCGGTGTACGGCGCTATCCTCGCCGCTGGGCTTGACCCAGATACGGTGGCAGCGGCGATCCAGGCGGGCGCGGATGCGACGGCAGCTCGGGATGTGGCGACCAGCGCCGCAGATGACGCCGTCGCGGCCGCAGCGGCCGCGACGGCCGTTGGTACGACGAACGATGCGATCATGGCAGGCGTAGCCGCAGACCAGGGCTCTGAGTTCCTGGGTCAGATGTCGGCGACGTTTGCGGGGCGTTGGCAAGCGAACCGCCACTACGCGGCAGGCGCTGTCGTCATCACGCCAGCAGGCAACCTCGTCCGAAGGCTTACTGAGGGCAATGCAGCGGCATCGTGGACTGCGACGGAGGCGGCGCAGTGGGTTGGGACTCGGGGTGAGATCTTCGCCACGGACTTCGGCGTGACCGCTGACGGCACGACTGACGACGGCGCGGCAATGGTGAGTGCTCTCGCCACGGCCGCGACCCTGCAGGTCACGTTGCGTCTGCCGGGCGGGAAGGTGAAGGTCAACTCGCTGCTGACATGGAAGCATCGCCTTCATGACATCGAGGGCGGGTCGAACACGATCCTCGACTTCAGCGGGATCTCGACCAACAACGTCACCGTGTTCACCTTGGACCCGACGGCTTTCGTCAGCGACATCGCTCAGTCGAAGTGGTCCGTCTGCCGTGGGGTGCACTTCCTCGGGTCGCTGAGCAACTTCACGAACACCCACGGGATCACCCACCTCACCACCGCGGACACCGTCAACGTGAGGTTCGAGAACTGCAGCGTCCAGGGCTTCAAGAACCAGGTCGTTCTGAAGGACAACGCATACCTGTGGAAGTTCTCCAACTGCTCGTTCCGTTACGCGATGGGCCGCACGTTCTCCTTCGGTGGCCTGAACATGGGAGAGAACTTCCATTTTGAGCACTGCAAGATCTTCAACAACAACAACGACACGTTCGTGTACACGGCCCCCACCAACGCTGGCGACATCAAGTTCTCCCAGTGCTCATTCGACGGCGGTGCGCAGGTTGCCGATCTGAATGGCGGGACCGTCAACTGGGACGACTGCCACTTCGAGGGAACAAAGTACGGACCGCAGTGGGTGAAGATGACATCCGGGGGGAGCGCGTCGACCGTGGCGAAGTTCACGGGAGGGCAGCTCTACATCTCCACCCGGACCGACTCGGTACGCCACGTACTGTTCCGCATCGGCGCTCCGCTCGGAGGGTCGACCAACCCCGTGAGCCTGAGCGTTGACGGGCTTCACATCATCGACCGCTCCAACAGTGCCGGAGCCATCCTTGTGAAGGATGAGTCGGGCTTGACGCACCCGTGGGGTGCCAGCGCGAACCTGATCAAGATGCGACCGCAGATCGCCCCGTTCAGTCCTCCCCAGGAGATCGCCATCGGGTCCGCATCGCAGTGGCTCGGCGGCGCTCTTGCCGCGTTGCCGACGGTTGGGACCGGGACGGCGCAGCCACATCAGGCGCAGTTCCGATCGTCTTACAGCACATCCACCACGCCGCTTGCGATCTCGTTCGACAGCGCAAAGACCAATCGCGACGGAATCGCAGGCGCGGTCCTGTTCTCTTCCGCCACGACGTCAGGGACAGGCACCTTCCTCGCTCGCCGCTTCCTCTGTCGGGCGGGTCGGCAGATGGCAGTGTCGGTGTCCTTCGCTCGGGAGAATCTGCTGATCGGTACCGGCGGCATGGATATGCGCGTCTCCTGGTGGGCAGATACCAGCGCGACAACGGCGATCAGTACCGGCCAGCTCGTGGCCACGCTGATTCCGCAAGCGACGACGGCGGACACCGTCGGATGGCGCACGGTCATGCTCGTGCTCAACCCGCCTCCTGGAGCGCTACTCGGGGAGGTCTGGTTCGGAAACGCGGCCATGTCCGGGAAGATCTGGGTCCAGGACTTCGACATCCTCGAGCTGACCTGACCTACTCGGGTTGCTCCGCTCAGCCTTCTGGGCGGAGCAACTCGGCAAGTGCCGGACCGAGCTTGGCGGAGTACTGCTGGGTGAGGTGCGCAACATCGGCACGGATGATGGTTCCGTCAGCGATTGCCGGGCAGCGCCCGGCGAGGCAGAAGAGTCCGTCCGTGTCGATCACGCGCACCTCCGGAGTCGCCTCGACCGCATCCTTCAGGGCTTTGATCGCAGCCCGGTGCGCGGCGTTGGTGTCGACGGTGCAGGCGCTGGGTGTGCCTTGCGCCGAGTAGCAGTCCGAGATGTTGCGGCCCTGCGGCGGCGGCGGAAGGATCACGACGCGGTCCGAGACGGCGGTAGCTGACTGGACGGCCTCCGCGATACCGGCCGTGAGGTCGGTATCGCCGGTGGTTCGCGCGGCACTGTTCTCAGCCTGGGAGAGCACCGTGAGGGTAGGCTTCAACTCGGCAAGCTGAGCATTGACCGCCTCGTGGAAGGCATCACACTCTGGGAGAGACGAACCGTCGCCCTTCTTCACAGACACCGCCGCGAACGGGCACTGCTGCATCGTCATGACGCGGATCTCAGCAGACGGGTATGCGGCTTGGATCGCGGGCAGCCAGCTGATCGCGATCGAGTCTCCGACGAGGGCGATCCGCTCACCTCCGGCCGGACCGTAGGTGCAGCGCTTCAACGTGCTCAGCGGGTCGCGCCCTGCGCCCTTCTCGAGTGCAAGGCAACCGTCATTGACCCATGCGTCGACCTTGGAGTTCGGCCCAACCTCGTCGATGCTGGGGTTGAGCTCCGGCCAGGTCGTAAGGGACAGAGCAGATCGGACGGACTGGTTCACGGCGGCAACAGCTGGGGTCTCGTCAATGGCGGTCGAGATTGGTTGCGGTGTCGCCGCAGCCGCCGGAGAATCCACGGGCGCCGGGGTAGGCACGAAGACGACGCCGATGACGGCCGCGCTCATGGCTATCATGCCACCGACCAGGCCGCGTTGGACGGGAAGAGAGTGGTCATTCCACCACCGCTTCCAGTCCCCGGAACGCGCACCCGTCCCGAACGGCGACTTCCAGATCGGGCGCTCGATCGCGTAGTACTGCGCGGTCGCGAGGGCGAAGCCGGCGAGAACGATCCCGAGGTATGCGAGCGATCCGGCCTGCGGGTAGAGCGCGTGACCGAAGATGATCGCCGGGAAGTGCCAGAGGTACAGGCTGTACGAGATGTCGCCGATGTAGACCGAAACAGGGTTGGTCAGCGGCTGGATGAAGCGGGCTTCCTCGCCGATGCCGGAGACGATCACGGTCGCCGTAGCGAGAACGGGGAGCAGCGCCCACGGTGCGGGCCACGCGGCCGTCGTGGGGATCAGCACACAGGATGCGATGATCCCCACCAGACCCACGTACGCGAGCACCGTCCGTGCGATGCGGGGGATGTTGCTGAGCAACGGTGCGGCGATCGCGACCAGGGCGCCGATGCCGAGTTCCCACGCACGGGTGAATGTGGAGAAGTACGCCACTGTCGGCTGCGTCGCGCCGCTGTACATGGCCCACGCGAACGATGCGATGACGATGATGCTGATCGTGGTCGCGGCGATCTGCCGTGCGCGACGACCGTCGACAGTGATGAACCGCGCGAAGACCACGAGCAGTCCGAGCAGCAGCCAGGGCCACACGAAGTAGAACTGCTCTTCGACCGACAGAGACCAGTAGTGCTGCAGGGGGGAGACTGCTGCGTCCTGGTTGAAGTAGTCGGTGCCCGCGATCGCGTAGTTCCAGTTGGAGCCGAAGATGAAGGCCCAGAACGCGTCCCATGTGACCGACACGGCACGCGTCTTCGTGAACAGGGCCCAGGAGAATCCGATCACGAAAAGCAGCACGACCGTGGCCGAAGGGACGATGCGCTTGAGCCTGCCGAGGTAGAACTTCCTCGGCGAGATCGTCCCCGTGCGCTCGTAGTCGCGGAGCAGCAGCCCTGTGATCAGGAACCCGGATATGACGAAGAAGACGTCGACGCCGGCGAAGCCGCCCGTCGGCCATCCGACGATGTGATTCGCGAAGACGAGAAGCACAGCGAGAGCGCGAAGCCCCTGAATGTCCTTCCGGACCGTCTTCGTCCTCTGTCGCCTGCTGCTGCGCACGCTTCCTCCGGTGTGTCGTCCCCACCTGGACCCTATCGGGCCTAGCCCACCTTCGAAAACCTGAGCCCCGTCAACCGACGGGGCTTCGTCATGAAAGGAGCCCATCGTGGCTGAATACCCTGGCGCCGCATGGGCGGGCGTCTCCGCGAACAAGTCTCCCCGGCAGGGGAAGGTGCGGCTGTTCATCGTCCATCACATGGCCTCGACGCAGTCGGCGGCATCGGCGCGAACCCGGTTCATGGGGTCGAACGATCGAAGCGTGTCGCCGAACTACCAGGTCAACGCTGACGGCAGCGTGTACGAGATTGTCCCCCCGGACCACTACCGGGCGTGGACGACAGGCGCGGTCGACCATCAGGCGGTGACCTGCGAGACGCAGAACACCAGCGGTGCGCCGTCGTGGGGCATCTCGCGCGCGTCGATGGAAGCGATCGCGCATCTGGTGGCGTGGGCGTCGAAGCGGTATGGCTTCCCGATCCAGAGAGGCCGCGTCACGGGAACCACGAACGCGAACGTCGTCGAGGTGCCGGGCGTGGTCGGTCACAACGAGACCCCCGCCGGCCGCCGCACGTCGACCGCCTGTCCGGGCCCCTCGATGGACATCAGCTGGATCATCGCCCGCGCGCAGCAGATCGCAGGCACCGGCGGTGGCCCCGCCACCACTCCGGCCCCGCGACCGTCGACGCCCGGGCAGCTGGACGTCGACGGCGACCTCGGGGTCGCGACGATCCGCCGCCTGCAGGAGGTCCTCGGGACCCCTGTCGACGGGAAGATCTCGACTCCGAAGTCGACGGTCGTCGCCGAGCTGCAGCGCCGCCTGAACGCGGCCGGCGCCCGCGACTGGGACGGCAAGCCGCTCGTCGTCGACGGCGTCGGGCTCCGCTCGAACCACCTCGCACGGGTGCCGCTCGTCGGACGGTGGCGCACGATCTGGGCGCTTCAGGCGCACCTCGGCACCACCAAGGACGGCGTCCTCAACCGGCGCAGTTCCGAGGTGGTCAGGGAGCTGCAGCGCCGCCTGAACGCAGGGACGCTCGGGCTGTGAAGCGCGGCACGAACATCCAGCACGGACGCCGGCGGCGATACCCGCCGAGCATGCTCATCCCCACGGCGATCATCGTGGTCTGCTACCCGGTCCTGATCTGGTTGCTGATCGAGATGTTCAAGGCGGTGATCTGACCCGATGCCTCCCGAGATCCAGGAGTTCTTCGAAGGGCTGTCCGTGTGGACGGTGATCGTCTGGCTCGTCGCGATCGGCATCAGCTTCCCGATCCTGCGGAAGCTGTGGCGGCTGTTCAAGCAGCTCGCCGACTTCCTCGACGACGTGATGGGTGAACCCGCCCGTCCCGGAGTCGAAGCCCGCCCGGGCCTGATGGAGCGCGTCATGCGGGTCGAGCACGAGCTGTTCCCCAACAGTGGCCGGTCACTCCGCGACCAGACGAACCGCATGGAGGAGAAGCTCGACCGCGACAACGCTCGCATCACGGAGCTCGCCGGGCAGGTCGAGGACGTCGTCGGGAAGGTCGACGACGTGGCCGTGAATGTCGGCGGGCTGACCGAGCGCGTCGACGAGCACATCACCCAGTCCACACAGATCATCGAAACCCTGAAGGGGGACAACCATGAAGGCCCTGTTTGATTCGCTCGTGCGCACCTACGTGCCCTGGTTCGTCGGCATCGCCGTCGGCTGGCTCGTGTCGCTCGGCATCCCGCTCGACCCCGACGTCGAACCGCAGATCACCGCGGCGCTGATGCTCGTGTCCTCGATGCTCTGGTACTTCCTCGCCAGGGTGTTCGAGACGTACGTGCACCCGAAGCTCGGCTGGCTGATCGGCCTCCCGAAGCAGCCGCTCTACGATGGCAAGTCCCGAGATCAGATCCTCGCGGACTTCGCGCGCCTGGACCCCGACGAGCAGAACGCCGACTTGCAGGCTGCTCTCGCGCGACGCCGCTGACACGCTGAACCGCCCCTCGCATCCTTCGGGATAGCGAGGGGCGGTTTCGTCGTTGAGTCAGTCGGCGATGTCGAGGCGGTCACCGGCCGTCTCGCGAAGTTCGGTCATCACGGCGGGCCGGGTTCTGTGTGAACTGGTTGCGGGTCATGACGCAGCCGACGCGGATGCTGAGCATCGTGTCGGGGGAGATGGTGTGTGCGGGCATGCGCTGGACGGTACGCCGTGTCACCGACGCTGGTCGAGATCCGGCCCGTCGAACTCCGGCGGCATCTCCACGTCCTGAGCCTGCTGGACGTGGCCGCAGTGCGGGCACACCCACCCGCCGGGGATGTCGCGCATGAGGATGCCATCGTCGGGGCATCGGGGCATCGGGGCTGCGCGCCCCAGTCGAGATCGTCGTCCATCCCGACAGCGTATGTCGGTGGTCGTCGGCAGGGTAGAGGCCATGACGCCATCTGCCCTTCTCGCGTTCGAGCGACGACACCCAGGCCATCCGCCCGGCAAGGAAGCCGCGATCATCGCCGAGCTCGGCATCCCGCCGGCTCGGTTCTACCAGATGCTGATGCGGGCGGCGCGGTCGATCGAGGGGATGGCCGCGGATCCGATCACGGCGAGACGTGTCCGCTCGATGGTCGGCCGGCGGGGGAGGGCGGCAGCATGACGCGCAAGGACGGCCGCGAGCTCGTGACCGAGCACCCACTCACCGCGGGCGACATGATCGACGTCGTCCTCGATCACCGGATGCCTCCCGACGACCAGCTCACCTGCGTGCTCCGCCGCGAGGTCGATGACTCCTGGATGCAGCCCGAAGGCGGGCCCGGCGAGGACGGCTTCGACATAGGGGAGTGGGACGCGTAGGGCGAAGCGGTTCGTCTGAAATGGTCGGATGACGGTGATCATGAGGTCGGACGAGGTGCGCGGCATCCTCACCGACCTCGTGCGGCGGGCGCTGACGGTGTCGTGATGCGCGCGCACCGGGCGCGTCTCGCGCGGGCGCCGGCCGCGCTCCGCGGGGAGTGCGGATCCGTCGCCGCCGAACTGGCCGTCGCCCTGCCGGCGGTGCTGCTCGCGCTGCTGCTGGGCGTCGGAGCGCTGGGCGCCGCGGCCACGCAGGTGGCGCTGCAGGATGCCGCGGCCGACGCCGCACGGCTGCTCGGGCGCGGCGAGAGCGCCGCCCGGGCGGCCGCAGCGGTCGCCGCCGTCGAGGGAGCGACCATGACCTCGCGCGACGGCGCCGGCCTGGTGTGCGTCACGGCATCCGTGCAGACGCGGATCGGGCGGCTGATCAGCATCCCGCTCAGCGCCGGCAGCTGCGCCCTCGCGGGAGGGCTGTGATGGCCGGCACGGCGCTGGCATCCGGCATCCTGACCGTCGCCGCGACGCTGTCGCTCGGGCTGGCCGCGGTCGGCGGCGCGGCCGTCACGGCCCAGCGCGCGGCGGGCGCGGCGGATGCCGCGGCGCTCGCCGCAGCCGACGCCGCGTCCGGTGCGATCGTCACCGGCGAGGACCCCTGCGCCCTCGCGACACAGGTGGCGCTGGCAGCCGGCGCGACGCTCGTCGCGTGCCGGGCGGACGGTCTCATGGCGACCGTGCAGGTCGAATCCGCGTACGCTGGTCTCGTCGCCGTCTCCCGCGCCCGTGCCGGGCAACCCGAGGGATGA